ACATGTAGAAAAATTTAAAGTAACAGAAGATCAACTAAGAAATATTAATGCCGAATCAACTTCAGATCCAGAGACTAAAAACTTTCCTCCATGCGTAGCGCACTTTATTAAAAATAAAGTAAAAGAGGGAGAGGGAAGAAATGATGCAATGTTTAATTGCGCTGTTCTTTGTAAAAAAATTAATCCAGATCCAGACTACTGGCCTGAGCAATTACGAGACTTAAATAAAAAAGTTGGTGAGCCCCCGTTAGACCCAAAAGAATTAAATGTATTAATTAATCAGCATAATAAAACTGATTATAACTACAGATGTAATTCTTCTATCGCTAAGATGAACTGCGATGCAAAAAAATGCGTTACTAAAAAATTTGGTATCAATCCTAATGAGGCTATGCCCGAAGTAGGAAGATTGGTAAAATATAATGTGTACCCTGAACCTTATTGGGTATTACCTGTTAATGGAATTAATATAAAATTAGATAATAAAGAACTATATGCTCAAAGACTATTTGCTGAAAAATTACAAACAGCTGATATTGTTTGGAGAACCTTAAAACCAACTAAACAAAATCCAGATCCATGGTCTGATTTTAAAGATGATTTAATTAAAAATAAAATAGACATGGAAGGATACGATGCCATGGCTGATAAAGATGATTTATTTAATTCTAGAATGGTTCAATTTTTTGAAGATAGCGAAACACATGAGGAATTTGATCAGGTGGATAATGGATATATTTGGCTAGATAATCCAAGTGCTGCAGATGCTACGGAAATGAGATTTAAAATACAAACCTTTCAAAGGTTTATGAAAAAAATGGGAAGTAATTGGAACAACAGAGAATGTATTAATTTTTTACAAGTGGGTGGGGCGGAACCTAAAAAGAAACATGCTAATATACAAACAAGACACTGGAGATGCCCAATGCCTAAGTTACCAGAATATAAAAGGAAAGAGGTAAAGCATGATAAAGCAAAAGCTCCATGGCAAGACCACTAAGATATTTGGTCCTCCTGGAACTGGAAAAACTTACCAACTGCTTAAGAGAATTAGATGGTTTATAAGAAATGGAGTACATCCTTCTGAAATAGCTTATTTTAGTTTTACCAATAAAGCAGTGAATGAAACTATAGAACGATTAAAGTTAGCTTTACCAGACTATACCATAGATGACTTTCCTTATTTTTGTACTATTCATAGTTTTGCAAGGAAACAATTTTCAGAAATTCCTGTATTGGATCCAGCAGAAGATATGATCCAGTTTCATAGCGATTATGGAACTATTAAAATAAATGCTCAAAAAGGATTTGAAGAACAAAAAGTATTTAATAATTGGTCATTACGAGTATACGACAGAGCACGGAACACGAAACAGGATCCTACTCATTTATACAGGATACAAGAAAGAAAAGAAGTAAGACTGGCGCAGTTTCAATCTATTATATCTGCTTATGAAAATTTTAAAATGTTTGAGAATCAATCTGGGGTTAGACAGAAAGATCGTTTAGACTTTACCGACATGATTGATAAGTTCATTCAAGAAGGAGTTTGCCCTAAATTAAAAATATTAATGGTAGACGAAGCGCAGGATCTAACTCCTTTACAATGGGATTTAATCATTAAACTATCTTATCATACAGATAAAATTTATTTAGCAGGAGATGATGATCAAGCCATTTATGAATGGAATGGTGCTGACGCTGATTTTTTTATACATTTTCCAGGTAAAGTAAAAATATTAAAACAATCAAGAAGAATACCTGGTAAAGTTCATTATTTTTCTCAATTATTAATTGCTCCAGCAAAAGGACGTAGGCAGGAAAAACAATTTAATCCAAGAGCATCTGAAGGAGATATACTTACTTATACTAATTTAAAACATGTAGACTTTACTAGTGATGGATCTTTTATGGTTCTTTCTAGAATAAGATCAGTTAAAGAAGAGGTGGAGCAAGATCTTTATGATATGGGTATTTATTTTCAGGATGTTCAAGGTCGCAAATCATTTAAAGTAGAGCAGTGGCAAGCTATAAAAGCATGGGATCATTTAATGGCTGGTGGATCTATTACTAAGGAAGAGGCTTGTATTATGTATCATTATATTCAAAACATTGATCACGGCTACAGGAGCAGCGACAGTCAAGCATGGACATTTGCACATCCTAATCAACCTTTTAATTACGATGAATTAACCTTGAGGGCTGGATTGAGGGAGCCAAAAGGACATTGGGTGCAGGCTTTTAAGATTAGATTTAAAGATAAGGAAAAACAATATTTGATTCGTTTATCTGAATCTGGTGTTAACTTAGACGAATCATCTAAAATAATTGTAGATACTATTCATGCGGTTAAAGGAGGAGAAGCTGATAATGTAGTAATTTTAAGCAAATCTAATTGGCCTTCTCATTACGAAAGAAAAAACATAGAGGAAAAAGTTAAAGAATTAAGAGTATGGTACACAGGAATCACCCGTGCAAAAAAGGCTTTACATTTGATTAATACTGATCATAAATATCATTTTCCACTTGGAAAATTTTACAATAACTATAAAAGTAATTATGACAACAAAATCAGAACTTGAAAAGGCTTTTCCATCTTCTAGACAAGAGGGAGGAGATCATTATCAAAAACATAAAATACAACCATACGAATTTATTACAGTTAACAATCTATCTTTTTTTCAAGGGAATGTAATTAAATATGTAGTAAGGTATAAAGATAAAAATGGCATAGAAGATTTAAAAAAAATTATTCACTATTGTGAATTAGAAATTGAACAATTACGAAATGCAAAATAATTTATCTGTTCCGAAAGAATTTAATACAAGATTTTTTGACAGAATGAAATTAAATGGATTAGTATTTCATAACATAATTGATGTAGGAGCATATAAAGGTAACTGGACTAAAAAAACAAAAGAAAGTTATCCTGATGCTAATTATTATTTAATAGATGCTAATGATCAATTTAAAGAAGAATTGAATAAACTAGGTACTTTTTATTGTGAAGTATTATCTGAAAAAGGAGGAGAAAGAGAATTTTATAATTCTTTAGATAAAAATAATAATACAGGATCTTCTTTATATGCAGAAAACTCCAATGTTAACTTTGATAAAATTATTAAACATACTAAAAGATTAATAGATGTAGTTCCATCGGATGTTACCTTTGATTTTATTAAAATGGATGTTCAAGGTGCAGAACTTGAAATCATAGAAGGTTCTTTAGATTTATTTTTAAAAACAAAATTTGTGCAATTAGAATGTCCTGTTCATCCTAATAATGTAGGTGCTCCTTTATTTGAACATTATATAAACTACATGGCTAATTCTAATTTTAAAGTATTTGACATTAATTCAATATTCTTTAATAACAAACTTATGGCCGTAGATTTTATTTTTGTAAATAAAGTATTACCTAAATTATCTACATTAGAAAACGAAACTTTATATTATAAAAATTAATGACACATCAACTTAATTTTATTTATCAAGAATCAGATTGGGTTTGTCCATCTGAATACCCAGATCTTTCACACGCTGATTGTATAGCTATAGATTTAGAAACTAAAGATCCTAATATAAAAACATTGGGACCTGGATGGCCTAGATTTGATGGTGCTATTGTTGGATTTGCTATAGCTACAGCAGGTCAACAATATTACTTTCCTATACAACATGATGCTGGAGGCAATATGGATTTAGCTGTTACCACTGCGTATATACAAGATTTATTAAAATTACCTTGCCCTAAGATATTCCACAACGCTCAATATGACGTAGGTTGGTTAAAAATTAATGGATTTGAAATAAACGGCAAAATTATTGATACTATGGTAGCTGCTGCTGTAGTTAATGAAAACAGATATTCTTATGCATTAAATTCTTTAGGATTTGATCTATTAGGTGAAATTAAATCAGAAGCATTTTTAAATGAAAAAGCAAAAGAATGGGGTTTAGATCCTAAACAAGATTTATGGAGAATGCCAGCTGGGTTTGTGGGTCATTACGCAGAACAAGACGCAGCATTAACTTATAAACTGTGGCAGCATTTAAAACCAATTATTATAAAAGAAAATCTTCAAGATGTATTTGATTTAGAAATGGAACTACTGCCAATTTTAATTGAAATGAGGATGACTGGATTAAGGGTAGATTTAGATAAAATTAAAATATTAAAAAAAGAATTTATTAGTGATGAAAATAAAATATTAAGAGAGATTAAAGATCTTACTGGAATGGGGGTAGATATTTGGGCGAATAGATCAGTAGCAAAAGTATTTGATCACTTGGGGCTAGAATATCCTAGAACAGAAAAAACAAAAGAACCAAGTTTTACTTCTAATTGGTTACAAAACTGTGAACATAAAATAGCTAAATTAATTAGAGATGCTAGAGAAGTTAATAAATTCCACTCTACTTTTTTGGATGCTATTGAACGTCATTCTTTTAAAGGGAGAATTCATTCTGAAATTCATCAATTGAGATCGGATGGAGGAGGAACAGTATCTGGTAGATTAAGTTATTCAAATATGAACTTACAGCAGATACCAGCAAAAAATAAAGATTATGGAGATAAGATTAGAAGTTTATTCTTACCTGAAGAGGGAAGACAGTGGGGGTCATTTGATTACTCGCAACAAGAACCACGGCTCGTTGCCCACTATGCAGCATCTATTGAACAAGGATTTACTGGAGCCGATGAATTTATTAAAGCATACCAAAATGAAGAGGCTGATTTCCATCAACTGGTGGCTGAAATGGCTGGTATACCAAGATCTGCTGCCAAGACTATTAATCTTGGTATATTTTATGGAATGGGTAAAAATAAATTATCAAGAGAATTAGGTATATCTAAAGACGATGCTGAACAATTACTAAAAAGATATGATGCTAGAGTTCCTTTTGTTAAAAAATTAGCATCTGAAGTAATGTCATCTGCTAGTAAATTTGGTTTTATAAGAACAATTAAAGGTCGTAAATGTAGATTCGATATGTGGGAACCTACCACTTTTGGTATGTTCCAAGCAATGAAGTATGAAGAAGCTAAGGCTCATTATGGTAATAACATTAAACGAGCGGGCACATACAAAGCATTAAATAGGTTAATTCAAGGATCTGCAGCTGATCAATCCAAGCAAGCTATGATTGATTGTTATAAAGCTGGTTATAGACCTTTACTCCAAATCCATGATGAATTATGTTTTTCAATAAATGAGGAACAAGAAGATATTAAAAAGATATCTGATTTAATGGAAAATTGCATAGAAGGCTTAAAAGTACCTTTTAAAGTAGATGTAGCAATAGGACGGAGTTGGGGTGAAGCAAAAGAAAAGAAAGAATAGTTATTGGAACTGGTTTTTTAAACAAGCTAAGGAGATACAAAATGAGTATAAAAAAAATGTTAAATTCAAAGAAAATCAAATCAAATCAAAAAAATGACCTTCAGGGGTATTATTGGGATGGTAAACAATCTTGGTTACTATACCGTACAGCAGATGGTAAAGACTTTAAGATAAAAGCATAAATTGTTGTATTACAAACAAATAAATGCTAAGATATTATGATAAAAGCATATAGATATCAGGTTAGATATAAAAATTTATATTACGATGGGATAACCTGGGGAAAAGACGAAAAAGAAGCAGGATTTAATTTTGTCGAAAAAATTAAAAATGATGAAATTAAAGCAAAAGAAAATAGCAATCGAGGAGATCGATTGTTTATAACCTACGAGGAGATAGAGCAATATGATGAAAAGCTCGCAACAGATCCTAGCGGAAAAAATGAGACTTGAGTCTCAGTGGAATATTTCATATTTAGAAAATGGAAGAATAACTCCAGATATGAATATCATCCAAGAAAAAATAAAACACTGCAGAAGGCAGTTGATTAAATTAGATCAAGAAGAAGCTGGATTTGAATATAAAAGTTTAGATAGTGCAGATGATGCACTTTCTGTAGCTACGTAAATTTTTTAGTCCTATAATTAGGATTTGGAATTTTATCTGAATTGCACTGTCTACAAGAATCTGTGACAGTCTTTAAAGGAACTTTTGACACTATCATAGTAATCCATCCTTGACCATCACAGACATGACAATTTGCTGATTTTTTATTTTGATAAGTTAAAAATTTATTTAACATCTGCTGTGATAGTTTCCACATGTTTTATTACCTTATTCATATCCCATCCTTGAGATATTTTTAAATTTAAAAACGCAAATTGTTTAATAAACTTTTCTACTGGTAAGTATGGTTTAAGTGCATGCGCAGCTTTTACATCTTCCATAGAAAACTTTTTTCTTTTTAATTTATTCATCATATTTTTTTGAAGAATGGGCTACCGAAGTAGCCCAGTTACTCACTTCTTCATCTCCCTGCCTTCTTTTAACATTTGTTCTCTCATTTTATCATGAGGAACTCCTTCTTTTTTAGCAACTTTTGCAACTTCCTGATCAACCATTTTATCAATCATAGCACCAGGTTTACGATAACCATGTTTGCAAAGTGCCTGTAGGATATAGTAGCTGCTGGATCCAACAGCTACTGATTTCCACTTACTTATATCCATACTCCTTTTCCTTTCTTATTGATCCAATTGATCGGTTTCGTTATACCCACGATCCTTGACCCACTGAATTAATTTTATTTTTTTATATTTATCACCTTTTAAACCAGAGTTATAAATATGTTCAAACCATTGTAAATAACTTTCTCTATTAGTTGCTGACATAAGTTTCATGCCATTAACTTTTAAAGAAGATTTAAAACGATCCCAATTAAAATCTGGGTGTTTGTTAGTCATAATAAAAGCTGATATAAAAGCACGTTTGTAATTAGGGATGTATTGCTTTGCTATAAGCATCCTTTCACCTAAATCATGCGCTTTTCTTAAATTACCAGACGGTATTTTAAAATTACCTAACATAAAATCACTAGCAATGTTTTTATACATAGCACTTTTTTGAAGCAACATTAGAATAGCGGCTTCAATAGTAACTTCATATTTTTCAGAAACATGTATAGCAATACCGTAATCTTGCTTACCTCTTTTATTATGAAAGCTGGCGTAGTTATTAAGAGACCATCTTTTTTGATTTGCATTAATTCTTGCAACATCTAAATGATCTTCAAAATCACCTAATATAAATTTAATAGGTAATCCTAATTGTCGGTATGCTTCCAGCCTATGCTGTCCATCCATAAGAGACATATCTCTTTTATTGACGATAATAGGGATATCTAATTTTCTATCCGCTATATTTCGTTTAAGACGATCGACATGAGATTGATCAACATCTCGATTGCCTCTTACTTTTTTAAATTGATTGTAATTTTTTGTTTCAAATACAACCGATTTAATTTCTTTATTTGTGTTATGCATATTTTCCTCCTAATTTATAGTTTTCTAAATCAGACATTAGCATTTCGTCTGATTCGGATTGTTGGTTTTCTTCACGACAATATAATTCATCATAAACAAGCGAAGTTGCTGTGCTTTCATTAAATAATGTAATTTCAGTGTCCTGAATGGATAAAGGTAAAACAATCAATTTACTAACTGCTTCTTTAAACTGTGAGTCGCTATCAGTAATTGGTTCACCTTTATATGTAACTAGAGGAACGGAACATAAAATTTCACGAACTGATTCGTCAAATTCTTTCCAAGCCTCTGAGTTTATTTTTTTCATCATATTAACTGTAGATGTATATATGGAATTAAAACAAGTCAACCCATAAAATTAAATTATTTTCTTTAAAATCCCATAGGATAATCTTATATATATTTATGTAATATTACTTCAATTGCTCCATTTTTATATTTGGTGTATAATATATGATTATGCCAATACCAGTTGCAGCTGGAATACCAGCATTATACGAATTACTTGTAGGATCAGGACTACTTGTTGGCGGAGCATTGACCGCTAAACAAATGCAAAAAGAAATGGAGCAGAACCCACAAGTAATGGAAGAAGCCTTAAAAAATGTGTTTATGGGGCCAACTAAAGATTTGATTAATCCAGATATATTAAAAAATATAATTGAATCTAAACCAGTAACCACGGATCAGGGAAAAACTAAAAAAGAAGTTATGGAAACAGAGGTTAGCCCAGACGATCAAGGAATGTTTTTCGCTTCTCCTGAAGTAAGACAATTTTTATTTAAAGATACTCCATCAGGAATGGTATTAGGGCCAGATGCAGCTGAAATAGAAAAGAAAAGACAAGAGGCGGCACCTAAACCTTTAGTAACACCAATTCCTCCTAAAGAAGAAACTAAATTAGAAACACCAGTTTTAAGTGAAGCGGACAAAACTAAAACAGAATCGTTTCCTGCACAAACTCCAGAAAAACAAATTTTACAAACACCACCAGCTAAATCTGTAGACACATCTATTTTAAC